TGGCGTGGACGGCAAAGTGCTCAACGCACCACTCAAAGAGCCTGAGGTTCCCGTCGAGGACCGGGCTAAGCAACTTCCCGACCCACAGGGCTATCGCATCCTGTGTGCCATCCCCGACATCGAAGAGAAGACCACGGGTGGCATCTTCAAGACCGATAGCATGATTGAGCGGGAAGAACTCCTCACGACTGTGCTGTTTGTCGTCAAAGTAGGCCCTGATGCCTATGGTGACGAGAAGCGGTTCCCCTCTGGCCCGTGGTGCAAGGAAGGCGATTTCGTCCTTGTGCGCCCCAACGCGGGTACTCGGGTGGAAATCCATGGCCGTGAGTTCCGCATCATCAACGACGATAGCGTCGAGGCTGTTGTGGAAGACCCGCGCGGTATCAAGCGCAAATAAACGGGCTTGCCCGTACAAAAGGAGACGTAATCATGGCTACCCAGCCAGACGATGAGTTTGAATTTGAGATCGAGACTGACGAAACCCCTGTTTCTACGGCGCGAAGTAAACCCGAGATTGAGGTCGAAGACGACACTCCGGAGCAGGACCGTGGGCGAGAGCCTATGCCTAAGGAGATCGTGGCCGAGCTCGAATCTGATGAGCTTGAGGAGTATTCGGAGAAGGTAAAGCTCCGCCTCAAGCAGATGAAGAAGGTCTGGCACGACGAGCGCCGTGAAAAGGAGCGGTACCAGCGCGAACAGACTGAAGCCCTTAGTGCTGCACAGCGCCTGTACGAAGAAAACAAGCGGCTGAAATCTACGCTTAGCGACGGCGAAAACCACCTGCTGACAAGCTACAAGCAGCAGGCAGAGTATGAGCTTAAAGAGGCGGAGCGGTTGTACCGTGATGCTTATGAAGCGGGTGATGCAGACCGTGTTGTGGAGTCACAGCGCAAGCTAACTGATGCAGCGCTTAAGATGCAGCAGCTTAATAATTACCGCCCTACTTTACAGGCCCCAGAAACTGAGGTACAAATCCCGCAAGGGCAGGCTAATATCCAGCAACCTGACCGTACGACGATGGCGTGGCAAGAGCGCAATCAATGGTACGGTACAGACCCGGAGATGACTGCCTCGGCACTCGGGCTACATCAAAAGCTCGTAAACGAACGGGGCCCACAGTTTGTTGGTTCCGACGAATATTGGGCGACGGTTGACAAAACAATCCGTCGTAGATTCCCCGATTATTTCGGGGGAGACGAAGTGGCTAACGGTGACTCCAGAGCTGTCACACGTGAACCTAGGGCTGCTTCCGTTGTCGCTCCCGCTTCTCGTAGCCGATCCCCCAAAAAGATTAGGCTTAGTACAACCCAATTGGCTGTGGCCAAGAAGTTTGGACTGACTCCCGAGCAATATGCTCGTGAAGTAATGAAGATGGAGAATTGATATGACGGATCGTAGCATCATGGACGAGTTGGACGAACAGATTTCATCTAGTCGTGCACCGCGTAAAACACGTGAACAGTCGGAGAGGCCCAAAGTATGGCAGCCGGCCTCGTTGCTGCCAGAACCGGATCAACAGCCGGGTTATTCGTACCGTTGGATTCGTGTTGCCTCAGCAGGTAAAGCGGACGGCCAGAACCTGATGTCAAAACGACGTGAAGGTTGGGAGCCGGTCCGTATCGAAGAGCAACCACAGTTTGATGGCATGACCGACCCAGACAGCCGCTACAAAGACAATATCGAGGTAGGTGGGTTGCTGCTCTGCAAAGCCCCGAATGAGATGATGCGCCAGCGTAAGGCTTACTTTTCGCAGAAGAATCAGGCTCAGATGGACTCAGTAGACAACAACTTCATGCGCGAGAGCGATAATCGTATGCCCCTCTTCAGGGAGAAAAGGTCTACGACTTCGTTCGGTAGTGGCAAACGCTAAGCTAGGAGCTTAACAATGGCATATCCTTCCGTTACGAGCCCATACGGGCTTCTTCCGATCAATCTGATCGGCGGGCAGGTTTTTGCCGGTTCCACGCGCCAAATCCCCATTGCAACCAACTCTTCGACTGCCATCTTCTATGGTGACGTCGTGAAGCTGCTTGCTAGTGGTACGGTTGGCAAGGATACCGGTACTGACGCTGCTACGCCGGTTGGTGTCTTCCTTGGTTGCACCTATACGGACCCCACCTACGGTGTGACCTTCCGCCAGTTCTATCCCGGCACCACGAACATCTCCGACATCACGGCTTACGTCCTTGATGACCCGGATGCGCTGTTCAAGGTCGCTGTGTGCGCTGGCACCAACTCGAATACCGTCAGCTACCTGACTCAGGCTGCTGTCGGCTCGAACGTCAAACTGGCGAACGGTGCGAACAACACCGGCTCGACCATCACGGGCAACTCTAAGGTCGGTGTTGACTCGACCGAAGGTACTACCTCGACATGGCCGATCCGCGTGATTGATGTTGTCCATGAAACCACAATTGCTGGTAGCCCCGGTTCTTACACCGAGGTTATCGTGAAGTGGAATCAGGGTATGCATCAGTACCTGAACCCCACTGGCCTCGCATAAGGAGACTGAACAATGGCAATTTCACGCGCACAGCTTCTCAAGGAGCTTCTGCCCGGCCTGAACGCCCTGTTCGGTCTGGAATATGCTCGCTATGGCGAAGAGCATAAGCAAATCTTCGAAACGGAAACTTCCGAGCGTTCGTTCGAAGAAGAAACCAAGCTGTCGGGCTTCTCGGCTGCTCCGGTTAAGAACGAAGGTTCTGCCATTGCTTATGACAACGCTCAGGAAGTCTTCACGGCTCGCTACAACCATGAGACGATTGCCCTCGGGTTCTCGCTCACGGAAGAAGCCATCGAAGACAACCTGTATGACAGCCTCTCGGCTCGTTATACCAAGGCGTTGGCCCGTGCCATGGCGTACACCAAGCAGACCAAGGCTGCTGCGGTCCTGAACAACGGCTTTGATACCGATTACCCCGGTGGTGACGGTCAACCGCTGTTCTCGGCCTCCCATCCGCTGGTCTCCGGTGGCACCAACTCGAACATCCCAAGCACTCCTGCTGATTTGAACGAAACGTCGCTTGAAGCGGCTGTAATTCAGATTGCAGCGTGGACGGATGAACGTGGGCTTCTGATCGCTGCAAAGCCGAAGAAGCTGGTGATTCCGCCAAGCCTGATGTTCGTTGCAACCCGACTGCTCGAAACCGAGCTTCAGGTGAACACGGCTGACAACAACATCAACGCTATCAAGAGCAACGGCTCGATTCCGGAGGGTTACACCGTTAACCACTTCCTGACCGACACCGATGCTTGGTTCCTGACGACCGATGTTCCGAATGGTCTGAAGCACTTCGTCCGTACTCCGCTCGCCCAGAGCATGGACGGCGACTTCGACACCGGCAACGTCCGTTACAAGAGCCGTGAGCGTTACTCGTTCGGCTGGTCTGACCCGCTGGGCATGTTCGCTTCCGAAGGCGCTGCCTAAGGAAACAGGGGGAGGGGGAGAGGGAAACTTCTTCCCCTCTTTTCTTTTTGGTGTTATACCTACTCACCTAGGTAATTGATCCATACCGACTGCCCTAGCAGACGTAGTAGAGACGGTATGGGGTGGTGCTACTACACGGAGATAAATCATGGCGAATACAACCTTTTCGGGTCCAGTAATCTCAACCAACGGCTTCGTTGGTAACCTGACCGGCAACGTCACAGGCAACGTCACAGGCAACGTCACAGGCAACATTTCGGGCACCGTTACGGGCACCGTTGTTCAGCCGGTTGCTGCTGTCACCGCTGCTGGTACTAACCTCGCAACCGCCGCTGCTCTTTCGAACGGTGTCAACGTCGTTGGCAGCGCTTCTGGCACGAACGGTGTTGCATTGCCGACGGCTGTCGCTGGTACGACCATCTCGGTCTACAACTCGGCGGCTACGAACGGCCTCATCGTTTATGCAAACACCAGCGATACCATCAACGGCACCGCTTCGGTGACCATGGAAGGTTCGACTTGGCTTCAGTGCATTGCGACCACGGACGCAGTTTGGCTGACGACGATCTTCACTGCTAACACCTAATCGGTAACCTCTAAGAAGGAGAAATCCGATGGGTATGCAGTATGATGTCAAATCCAAACATAGGTCCACTTCGGGCGTTGTGTACGGCTCCCGTACGCGCCTGAAAGGGGCTATTATTTCCGCAAACGCTGCTGCGGCGGCAAGGCACGTCCTTTTTATGGACAACGACCCGCAAGCGGGTACGTACAGCATTGCCTCAACCACACTAACAGTTACGGTAGCAAATACTCTAGTTGCGGGTGATAGGGTATTCCTAGATTTTACTAGTGGTACCGCTGTGGACGGCGCGTATACGGTACTTACTGCTAATGCCACCACCTTTACGGTTACTACGGCGGCGTCTGGTACAGGTAACGTAACGGCCTACCTAACTGTATTGTTGGAAGCCGACAGCTATAACGCTGTTGCTTACTCTATACTTGTTCCCGGCGAAGGCATCCTTGCTGAAAATGGGATTTATGCAGGGTTGGATGCTAACCTAACTGCTACAACCTTCTACGGGTGACCTATGCAGGCGCAAAAGAGCTACGACCTAGCAGGTAAGAGCATCTTCGTTGCTCTGCCCGCATACGACTTCAAGGTGTCCTTGAAGTTGGCAGTTTCGCTCGCTCGCTTTGCGCAACAGGCTGCGCAGCACGGGATTGATATTCAGATTGGCAGCATCTGCGGCTGTTCTGTTGTCTCCCGTGCTCGCAATCTGCTGGCGCAAGACCTGCTGGAGTCCAACTGCGACTACCTCATGTTCATCGACTCGGACATCAACTTCGAGCCTGACGACATTTTCCGCCTGATGGCGTGGGGCACCGACCCCAAGAAGGGCATCGTCGCTGGTGTTCCGCGCACCCGCAGCGAGACCAAGACCTACATCGCCACGCTGGACTACGACGAGAACGGCGAACTCACGATGAACGGTATGGGCCTTGTCCGTGCCAAGCGCGTGGCGACTGCCTT